TGACTTTCTCCAACTAAACCCTAAGCATAAAGTAAAGGTAATGGCTATCCATGAAAGTTTCGCTATTATTGAAGCTTACTCTAAAGCTTATATTGTTCCTGAAGCATTGATAGTGACAGTAGAGCAGACAGATGATATTGCTATTGGGAATGAGTTGGTTGTGAAAGCAGATAATCAACTTGTTTTGAAAGATCAGCTTGAGGAAACGAATAGATTACTTGAAAAGGTTTCTAAGTTTGAAGATGAAGCTTTTGCAGGGCAATTAGAAGAAATCAACAACTTAAAAGCTGAAATGGAAGCAAAGATTACAGCTGTTTATGAGTTGCAAGCTAAAATGATGGCAGAGTTACAAGAGAAGATTAAACGCTATGAGCATGAGCTTCTTATCATGCGTTCAGACCTAACAGCCTTTGAGTATCGTAACGGCTTAACTGTAAACTTTATGAACATTCACAAAGGTACTAATTCTCCTATTCAGCAACCTATCATTATTCACCAAAAACTTATTTATTTAGATGAGGATCTCCCTCGGTTGAAAGACCTTTATGACGAACATGCAGGGAGCTTGGAAGTTGCAATCAAACACTCTCCAGCTCTCCTTGAGCATATCTGCCCAACAAACAAAGGAATCACATTCCTTAAAATGCGCAATTCGGCAGGGTATTTTGAGCTGAATAATACAGTTATGGAGTTTGTTCAGGACACTATGCCAAATGAAATTGGGGTATTGATCCGTAACGGAGAAAATACTTGGCTTACATGGTTAGATAGTAAAGATATTTCTTTATCAGTTGACTCTTTCACTTCAAATTCTTCTGATGAAGAGACTTCGCTATCATTGGTTCAATCTCGTTACTATTTGTTTAATCTCATTTTGGGATTGATTGAGCGTAATGAAATTTTACAACTAGATCATGTTCCGACTAACATTTTTGCTGATACAGGCATTATATGGTCTAATGCTGATTCACAAATTGCTGATTCAACGTATGTTGAATTAGGGGAAATCATTCATATCTTGAATAAATACTCTAAGACTGATGATCCTATTTACGTTTTGAACTCTTTTACAGATAGAGCTAAATATACAGGACGTTATGGTGGTGGCACAACTCAGCGTGGACGTGGAGATAATGCTTTGACGGATAGTACATCTGTTGAAGAAGGTTTAAACAAAATCAGGGGAATTGATTATTTTTCTGATTTCACTTATCGTTTTTATGTTGGTGGTGTAAAGTGGCTATGGAGTGCTTATGAATCTAAGGTTAAACCCAGTCTTTATATTGAAGAAGATGAGTTCATTAACCTTAAATTTCTCAACAGCAAACTTATCAATTACTACATTCACACCAAACGCATTGGTAGGATTTCAAACTCAGGACGTTACGTCGATTACTCACACATGCTTCCTATCCTTTTTGGAATCAAAAAAGCCTTGGAGGAGCAGGAAAAAGTTGATCGTTTACATATTGTTGCACAAGACTATGATTTAAACCTTTTAACCTCGTTTAAGATTCTTCATGACGTGCGCGTGGTCACTCCTTACCAAGCTAAACGTTATTCTAAGTGGGTTGCAGGTTTGAGTGATGAGGATAAAGCATACTATCAACAGTTACTCCTTATCAATGACCTAGAGGGTGTTATCCGTAAGCCCAAAGTTTATGCAGTTTTAAGTAAACCTGTATTTCTTGATAATGAGGAACGTAGAGAACGAAAAACCTCAGAATATGCTATTTTCACAATAAGCGAAGCAGGCTCAAACGCAGGGACGATCTTTGATGATACTCAAGGTAGATATTTTTCCTTTACTTATGGTGAATTGAAATTGGGTTATTGGAGTTGTACTCGAATTAAAACATTTTCTAGTAAAGAAAGTTTTGATAATTTTTTAGATAAGGAAATTATCCGCCAAGAATACATGGATCGTAAGAATCCAGAAAAATTCTCTATGTCTAATATCCAAGATTATTTTGGCGAGCGAGAGTGGTTTTTGGTTGACTTTTTTGACTATCAAGGAAATCATAAGATGGTACAAGAAGTCAAAAATATGAATAAGGAGTAGAAAGGGTTTTACAATAAAAGTTGAACTATAAAAAAGATGGGAAAGACTAGCTATAAAAAGCTAGTTTTATCTTAATCTCTAAAAGCACATATAAGGGCATATAAGCCATTTTAAAGCAAAGTGGCATAATTCTAGGTAGAGCTTCTAAAAACGTAACAGGGGCTAAAACAGAGGGCAATAAGGACAGAATAAGCAAAAAGAGGGGTTTGCTATGTGGAATAAAGGAAAACTGACGTACAGAGGGAAGAAGATTGACTACTTAGCCAAGGTAAGTGATGAACCTTCCCCAGATGGCATTGATAAAGGGCGTGTTTACAACCTAGATATATCTATCGGAGAAGAAACAATCGTCTCCTATGACAGAGGTTGGGAGATTTATCCTGAAACTGCTGAACAAGAGGGTATTTTAGAAGAAGTCTTGAATATCCTGACAGAAAATTGAACTATGGAACACTCTAAAATCAAGAATTTTAGGGTGTTTTATTTACAACACAAAAAAATAATCAAAATATGAAAACAGCTGACAGATACAACGAAAGGGAGTGTAATGTAGATACAAAAATAAGAAATGACTAGGAAGTCAAAATGAACAGGAGAATTAAAATGGAGTTCAAAATCACGCGCGACACAAAAAAATAATCAAAATATTATAAAAAGTATTGACAATCACTAAAAAAGAGTGTATAATATAATCATAAAGAAAGATTAAAGGGTACGCAACACCCTAGAAAAAGGAGAATCGCAACCATGAACGCAACACTACCAGTAGAAATACAAGGCTACGCAGATGAAATGAAGAAACAGCTACATGAATACATGGATAATCTTGGTGCTATGCGTATTGAAGAAGCTAAAGAAAATGAAAAAGGCTTCCGTGATAGTGTAATATCTATGATTAAGTGGTATATTTCCCAGAATGCGAGCGAAGAAAAGCTGACCGCTCTTAAAGAGACGCTAGTAGTAAATCTTTATCGCTTAAAAGTAATCAGGAAGGTAGTTGAAAATCAGAATACGATTGGCGAAGCAAAACTAATCTTTCAACAGTTTGGAATTATTTAAAAGGAGAACGCAACATGAAACTTACAGGAACAGAGATTAACAAGGCTTACTCAGAACAGTTAGCAAAACTACTGCTAGATGGATATACATTGGTAGTAGCAAGAGAAAATGGATCGTTGGAGAAGAACAATGCTGATTTTGCTAAAGTTGTCTTGGAAAAAGATGGGAAAATATATGAATTTGGCTATTGGTATGAGAATATCAATCAAAGTACAGGGAAACATACTCTAACATTAACAGAAAGTGTTAAATACTCATGGTGGAGCTTACAGGAAGAAGTAAATAATTTGCTATCAGAACCCTATACTTACTACAGCTACACCTTTGGACAAGGTGGGGGATATGAACCGTATAAGTATTTTACCTTTTCAACCGAGGAAGAAGCTCTTGAACTGTACGAGAAGCGCAAACAACGTGCAGAGTATCGTGAATGGGTAGGGAAACATATTGTCAACACCTTTAAGGTTGCGAAAACCAACTACAAAGGCTTCAAAAAAGACGTTACGGTTGAATCGCTACCATATAGCTATAGACTTACTAATAAAAATGGTCGAAAAGCAATTCTTAGCAAAAGTACAGGTCGCTTGTCAGTTTACTAAAATATAGGCGAGAGCTTGCAGGCGCAGGCTCTTTCCTAAAATAATTGAAGTCCGTAAAGTATTCTGATATGATATAGTCAAATTAAGATAGGGAGAGCAAAAGGCTCTTATGGTAAAACAAAATGGTAACAAAACAAATTCTAGTTGAAGATATGACAGAGCAAGAAATTAGAGAACTGTTCAATAAATATCGAGTTGCGACAATCAATTTTATTAAGTCATATAAAGATAAGCTGATTGTGAATTTTGAATATCTTTGGGAACGCAACACAAAGAACTACCCTTATTTCAGTCGAACGCTTGAATACTTTCTTCAAGAAAGCAATAAAAAATATTTGCAAAATCTCTATAATCGTCTATGGACTGAAGCTGAACAAGAGAATTTTGGTGGCTCACGGATTTTATTTAAACTAGATGGCAAAAGCTATCAAATTGTAAGCAAAATAAATCTTCCTGACGGAGATTATGTTCCACTTTCGCCAGTTACAATTATTGATATTTTTGAAACAGATACATATTTAGTTGATAAGGAATATCAATTAACAGAAGAAGAAATTGCACAGAATATTTTTGGCTAGATAGAAAGCAACGTTTAAAGAGAACAAAGGCTAGTTGATCTAGCCTTTTTATTTACTCTTAAAAGAGCTTGTATGACGTTGCAGGGGGGAATAACATAAATCCAAGCAGAGTATTATAAAGCGTGTCAGGAGCTAAAATAAGAGGGAACATGAACGAGGTAGAGATAAATGTACCTTATAGAGTGGGTAGAAAGTGAGGGATAGTGCATTTATTAAACATAACATAAAAATATAATACAAAAGTACAAAAAGATAATT